ACTAAGTTTCTTATTTACTCCGCTGACACAATGGGTACAAAGACTACCTTGGCTCTAAATACTACTGGTAGAGTATCTGGAATGGTTTCTTATACACCTACTACTTAACTACTAGACCGTTAGCACGTCTCAAAACTACGCCATAAACCTGTTTTAATCGGAGATTAATCCTAAATGGCATTAACAGAAACACAAGAGAACGACAAAATAGAGATCGTTTCAAAATGGAACATACAGGTAAGAAACGCAACGATCATTAAAAAAGATGGTGTGGAACTTACCCGTTCCTTCAGTAGAAAAGTATTAACACCAGGAACACTTGATGCAAGTGACAACCTAGTTGATACAGACCTGTCGGGTGAGGACAGCGATGTTCGTTTAATCGCACAAGCGGCATGGTCGGATCAAGTCAAAGCAGACTACAAAGCATTCTTGATTGGAAATAAATCAAATACTCCGTAAGGAATAAATGGCATTAACACAAATAAGCACGGGCGGTATCAAAGATGATGCCGTCACGGATGCAAAGTTACCTGCAAATTCGGTAGGTAATAGTGAGATGAAAGACGATGCAGTAGGTGTTGCCGAATTATCTGCGACAGGTACTCCATCAAGTTCCACCTTTTTAAGAGGAGATAATAGTTGGGTTACTCCAACAGATACAAATACCCAACTTGCTTTTGCTAATGACGGAAACAATAGAGTCGTTACAGGAGATGGGTCTGGAGGATTAAATGGTGAGGCAAATCTTACCTTTGATGGAACTACTTTAAAAATCACAGATACCGAATTAGCAGAAGCATCAGATAATTTTTCAATAAACATTCAATCAGGCAACAATGATTTTTATGTCAAAAGTGGTGGTACAACAATTGCAGCATTCAAAGGTCAAAATAAACACTTAGAGATAACTGACGGTGATCTAGTAATAGGAACGTCTGGTCACGGTATCGACTTTAGTGCTACTTCTCATGCGTCAGGAATGTCAAGTGAGACGTTGGACTCGTATGAAGAGGGCACATACACGGCAACTTTGACCTGTCTCACTAGCGGAACTATTACTGTTAATAGTTCAAATGATCAACTTTATTATACTAAAATTGGAAGGGTTGTTTATGTTACTGGAAGAATTAGAGTTAGTGCTGTAAGCAGTCCAAATGGTGCTCAATTACGTTTAAATTTACCTATAGTTTCAGCAGCAGGAACCGAAGAGTCAGGAAGAGTTATTGGATGGGTACAAGTACAAGGTGCAGCAAAAGATGTTCAAGACTACACTTCACAACCTACTGCTGGCGGCAACACATACATTCAAATAGGTTTCTCTGATAATACTATTTTTACAGGTGATATTTGTGGAGACATAAACACAAGTACTAAGATAGCGGTTAACTTTCATTATGTAACTTAAGACCGTTAGCACGTCTATAAACTACGCCATAAACCTGTTTATATCGGAGATATATCCTAAATGGCATTAACAGAAACACAAGAGAACGACAAAATAGAAGTCGTCAATAAATGGAATATACAGGTAAGAAACGCAACCATTATTAAAAAAGATGGTGTGGAAATTACCCGTACCTTTCATAGAAAAGTATTAACCCCAGGAACACTTGATGCAAGTGACAACCTAGTTGATACAGACATCAGTGGAGAAGATGCAGATGTACAAGCAATAGCTAACGCTGCCTGGACTACACAAGTCAAATCAGACTATAAAGCATTCTTAATTGCAAATAAACCTACCTAAGCCTAACCTTCCAAAGCCCCTAAACCTACCCACAATCGACTTCAAACCCCCCTCAGCTCGGATACCATCATATAAGCCTATGGTGATCCCTCCGGCTGATCTGGAGGCTCCTGAAGAGGTAGAGCCAGAGAAGACGACTGAGCAGCCTGAACAACCAAGTATAAAGATACCTGTAATCGATATACAAATGCCAGTACCGGAAACAGCGGTAGTGGTTACGGCGGTTACAACTGCAGTGGTAGCGGTAGCAACAACATCCATTACATCTAGTTTATTTGAACCAATTAAAAAGAAGGTTCAAAAGTTCCTACAAGGAAAAATTGACGCATGGAAGAAAAAGAGAAAAGCCCGACTAAAAACCTCCTTACCAAAATAAAAGATGCAGCGGAAGATACCGAGCACCATATAGCTGTGCTTGGAACTTTCGTTCGTCTTGGCGTGGTGGTCTGGTCGGGCTTTATTTGATCATAACTCTTAACTACGTTGAGATACCAATGATCAAAAAGACCCAAAACACAGATATCACGTTCGTAGCCAGTATCTTTGGGTCTGCCCTTTATTCGTTTGGTTTACAGACGAACAACGGCAATAAAAACAATAGTAAACCTATTGAATGCCCAATGGCAAAGAAAAAAGAAACATGAAAAAATGGCTAGTACTCTTATTACTGGCATCACCGACGGTAGCGAGAGCGGAGTTAATTACTCCCAATTTCACACAAGGATCTATGAATTCTACCACCACGACTACTCAGGAAATCGTGGAGGAAATAACCACGACTACCTATGGGTCAGCCCTACAGAAGTGGAGCGGCGACAACATAACCCACTCCTCAACCTCTTCGGGTGGAATACTCGACTCAGATTCAGTATTCACAATGACAACCCCTGGAAGCGACTTTTCACTAGAAGTAGTGACAAGGGCAGCCAGCCAGGTTCTCTCGGTCACAGAAATAGAAAGAGAAATCGATACTTCCTCTACTACGGTCTCCTTATCAGTCTTCTCTCAGTAGGACCGGTTAAGGCTACTGAACCCGAGACGAATAACGTATCTAACCCAGTTGCGGCAGCCACTGGAAATGTCACAAATTCGGCAATTCAATTTCAGAACAACGGTGCGCCGTCGAGACAGCACTACGGACCCAACATCTCATGTAACGGTGCGACGATGACTTTCTCGCCGTTCTACATGGGAAACCATACGACTCCCTATGACGACGTAATGGCTCAACAGAGTTACACAGTCGCTGAGAATTGGGGTGGACAGATTAACTTTATGATCCCATTAGATCGTGAAGGTTTGCGTAGGTGTAGAAGCATTGCAGCTAGGCAAGAGGAAAAGATGCGTCTGGACTTCGAGTTAGTTCGTGCTCTCAAATGTGCAGAACTCCAACAAAAGGGCTTCATGCTGGTTCCAGGCTCAAGGGTCTACAGCATGTGTAGTGATGTTATTCCTATCTCTAGTTATTTAAAAA